ATCAAAGCAAGTTCGTGGTGAAAGACACAGACTACCATTATTATATGTTTTTGGTTGGGGTACTCCTATTTATTTACAGCATAGAAATATCTATGATTTTGATGCTTCAGAAGGAGATAAGATAGAGATATGGCAAGGGTCTTCTGCAACATATGATAACATACTTGCTAATGACCAGTGGTTCGACATGGATTATGAATACGGCAGATTGTATCTTCGAGGATTTATATTTTCAATTTTAAGAAACAACAGAGTAAGAGTAACATATAGATATGGTGGAGAGGGATATGCTGGTGATACAACAATTCCCGGAGATATTAAAGACTGCATTATCAAGATGGTTTCGTTAGAATTCGTAAACACAAGTTTCAGAATGGACAAACTACCAATGGGTTCTGCTGGTGTTGATTATTCTGCATCAAAAAGACAGTGGCAAGAAGACATAGAAAAGTGTATTGAAAATCGTAGAGAAGTATTTCCAATACCATAATGGCTGATATCTCTTCTCAGATTGAGAAAATAAAAGACTATATTTTAAATAGAATCATGGAACACGCTGCAGACAGAATGTTTGAAATGGGTTATGATGAATCAGCAGTTTCAAAGGTACAGAACAAGGTTGTTTTATACACAAAAGAATTAGTAAAAACTGACATGGATATAGTAAAACTTGATGCAACATCATTAAAAAACTTAGTGGATGATATCATAGATTACAAGATACAAAAACCATTATACACATATGATGAAGACTTTCCCTTTAATCCAGAACAAAAGGCACTACCCCCACCAGACTACAACAAAGCAATAATGCCCGGAACCAGAGTAAGTATTGAAGGAATAAAACAATGGGTTGAGACTGTAAAAATACTCAATGACCCTGTTTTATTTGCTGCCAAACAGGCTGATTTTATGAACGTAAATAGGGAAGACAGTTATTTTGAAAGGGCTGTAGATCAGGCTGCATACAGAGTTGCAAGGAAAATATATTATGTAGGAAGAAAAGATCCTAATATGACACCAGAAGAGTGGGATGCATTTATTGTGGGAAAGAAACCAGCACAAGGAAGTTATTCTTGGAACGAAGTATGGACAAATGGATTTCCATATGGGGATGATTATAAATACAGAAATGGACCACAGTATGAAGAGATAGACCAATCAACACCATTCGGTAGAGGTTGGGTAGCAGGAGGTAGAGAATAATGGGTACAGCAATGTATGATGCACTAGAAGATATGAAGTCATTATTAAGAACATCTTGGGGTACGACTGATAATGCAGGCGAATTACCTGACATAGAAATTATATGGGATAGGAAGGTTGTTGGGCTTGCAGATTATACAAGAGACACTATATTATTGTCGCCAAAGAGGGAAAATATAGATTACTTTGGGCTTTATGGGTCTGATTTCTTACACCATGTTGACATACAAATAGAAATATGGTCATATATGAATCAAGATAGACTGGACAACGCAGTAAAAGAGGTTACAAAGATAATTAAAGATAATATAAGACGTACTAATTTCGTTGACTTGTTGGTTACAGGCTCAATATCTGGCAGTGATATGTATAGGAATATATGGAAACATATACTCACAGCGAGGTATAGGAAGATGAACCCAGAGTGAATGAATATTTAAATACTTAGTTGTGAGTGATTAAATATGGCAGATATACGAACAGGTGCCTCTGCGTACCTTAAATATGGATTCGAGAGTTCATATGGTACTGGTGGTACTGCAAACAAAAAATTCGGTTTGCAAGACAGACTTACAAATTGGTCTTTAACCAATAATAGAATTGATATGCCAAGACTAAACCAAACAACCATTGCAAATTATGCTTATGGACAACAATCTGGTTCAGCATCAGTTTCTTTCAATTTAAGTAATCCTTGGATATTTCAAGCAATATACGGTGCACCCTCAACAGGTAGTGCTGTTAGTGGAGTTTATCCACACACATTCGGTGGAACCCAACCAAAAAATGTAACCTCAATGTTATGTGAAGTTGGTTATGATGGATCTTCTGCTGACATTGTTAGAACATTAAAAGGATGTGTTGCAAACTCATTAGGTATTTCAACATCAGTCGGAGAAGTAGTTGGCTGTAGTATGGATATGACCTATGGTATTGAAAACGCTCCAAGTACATCATTGGGTACAGCCCCAACAGAGCCAACAGAAGAATTTGCATATACATTTGCACATGGTGTTTTGAAGGTTGGTGGAAATACACTAGCACAGGTTCAAGATGTAGATATTACATTTGGACAAAACCCAGAATTACTTTATGGAGTAGGAAGTAACCAAGCAGTAAACACTTTCAGAAGAGTGTTTGATGTAACAGGAAGATTCAGAGCATCATTATTAAACAAGAACTTATTAGAGAATGTATTAAACCAGATTACAAAAGGTAGTTCTGGAAACTTTTCCGAAACTGTTGGAGGAAGTCCAGAATTTGAACTAACATTCCAAAGTACAGCATCAAGTACTCAGAACGAAATAAAAATATCTGGTACAGGTTTGTCGCCAACAGACATAAACGTTTCAGGTATAGAGCCAGTTGAACCAATATTTGAAGAAATTAACTGGAGAGTTAAATCAGCTACAGTTGTAGCCAAGAACACCCAATCTGGTGTAGAGTAGACTTTATATAACAGTATATTTTATATTGTGTTAATGGTATTAAAAACCTTTGAGTTTGATTATAATGGCAAAAAAGAAACCATTGAATATGAAGATGACCTAACATTTGGGGAATTAGAAAACATAATTAATCAAAGTGTTGATCTATCTGACGTTACAAAACCAAAAGTAAACATACCAAAATACAGAATGAATGTTCTTACAAAAGTTATAAAGAAAGCCCCCTTCCCTATTAATGACGAAGTGGCAATCAGAAATCTAAAGGCTGGTCAGGCAAAAGTTATCATCTCGGAGGTGATGAAAGACTACCCTTTAATGCGATTTTTGGAGGACTGGATGGTGACATTCGTAGGCACACAGGGAGCAGCGAATATGTCTACAGTATCTACTACTACCTAGCAGAAAGTTTTGGCTGGGATAAACATCAGGTTGATTCATTTCCTATAAGTTATGTAAAAGGCATATTATGGATGCAAAAGAAACAGGCAGAAGATATGAAAAAAGAAGAATTCAAAGGCTCATCAGCAAAGGGTAATATGGCAGTAGGTTCAAATATGAAACGAAATTTAAGGAAAACTTTTAAGTAAATATATAAAGTTATAGTATGGCAGACGATATTGGGATTAATCTTGATTTAAATGCTACTACCCTAGAAGCAGCATTAAAACAAATAAAAGATGCAATTAACAGTCCAATGCAAGGTGCTGGTCAGGAGCAGAAAATACAGGGATTAAACAGAATTATAACCAATTTAATGAATCAGCAGAACATATATCTAAGAGCCGCTGAGAGATCAGGCAGAATTCACGCAGCACGAATGGCAGAATATGATAGATATTTTGAAGGTGTTGCTTCTAACCTAAGACTTAGGGCTTCACTTCGTGAAGAAGGTGGAACTAGAGGAGGTGCACCAATATCTGGAATGTTGGCAGGTGGTATGAGTCCGAGAAAATCTTTCAAGAGAATGGAAGAAAGTGTTAATAAGATATTTGAAGACGTATGGCAATATCAAGGTACAAAATCATCAGAACAACAGAAAAGAGGAAATAAAACAAAAGCTACTGGTAGTACACCATTTGATTCTACTAGTATGGGGGGTGGTAGTAATGTGGTTCCTCCGGGAAAAGCACTTGGAAGAATTGGGGCTATGCTTAATAATAAAATAGGTGGACTTGTTAAACAAAGTGGAAACTTTTTCAAATCTTCAGCAGGCAAAGGTATGATGGCTGGTGGTATGGCTGGTGCAGGAATATTTAGTATGGTTATTAAAAAGGCAATAGAAGCATCGCCAATGTTACAACAGATGATGAAGATTGTAAACATGGCTGTAATGTTATGGTTAAGACCAATAGGTGACTTTTTCGGATTTATGTTTAAACCAATAGCGATGTATTTGTTAAGGGCTTCTATACAAGGTTTAAAGAATATTGGAGAAATGCAAAAGATGGGTTCAGAGTTTGGCAGAAAACTTCTTGCTTTCTTCCTTGATCCTGCTGCAGTAATATGGGCTGCAATTATGAAGTGGGCTTCTCCAGAAGAATTCATGGCACAGGTAAATCAAATAATAGATGATGCATATGCTAAACTAGGTGGTTCTTGGTCAAAACAAATGACACGATATCAAGCATCAGTTGCAAATGTATCTGGTGGTTACAGTATGGAAATACCAGCAGAACTTTCAGGCTTGTTGGTTGGAATGGAGGCAAGATATGGTCAGTACTCTGTAGAAATAGAAAATTGGTTAAAGAGAGCAGTTCCAATATTTGAAGAGTTTGCAATAGTTGTTCCAGAAGAACTAATTGGAGCTTGGGATTACTATATGCAACAAGTGGAAACTGGTGGAATGACAATAGAAACTGTATTGAAAAGGATGCAACAGTCAACATCATTGTTTGTTACACAGGGTTCAGGTGCTATGTCAAACATATTGTTCTATACAGAAGAGTTTGAAGGTGGTATGTATACAATATCACAGGCAATGGAAGATGTTGCAGAGATATTCAATCGTGAAGGTGTTGAATTTGGTACTGGTATGGAAACAGAGTTTGAGGGAATAGTTAGCCAAACAGCAGAAACGGGAAAAGTATTTAATGATAATTTTGCAGTATCATTACAAGGAATTACAGATAATCTAACTGCTGTTGGTACTACAACTGCAAATGATCTTATACAAGCAGAAGATAATTTTGCAGAATTGGGAAAAATGTTTTTGGAAATACCTTCTACGGTAGCACAGTCAATACATGATATATTAGGAATTGATATGCCGACATCATTAAGTGCTTCTACTCCCGGAACTTCTTCTAGATTTGGAGATAAGGCTGGTGGTATAAATGCTGCTGGTGCTGGTGGTGATCTGACAACAGCTATTGTAGGAAATGTAATAGAAGGTTTTATCGGGGCAGAAGATATTGGTGATGTAACTGGAAAAATAGCAGAGTTTCTTAATCCAATGTCAAGTGAGGCAGTTAAAAAAGCAACAGATTATCTTAAAACTGCTGACTTGTCAAAATACTTTGGTAGTAGAGATTATGGTGGAATAGGTGCTTCATATGGTACTGGACCACAGGGTCTATTTTTAACAGACATAGCAAAAGAGTTGGATTTAATGGGTGGAGATATTGCACATTCTGTAGAAATGGAAAAAGTTGCTAAAGAATTAATAGATAATTTATTAGAAAAAACCATAACAACAACCACAGGAGAAGTGATATCATTAGCAGAACAAGAAATGTTTAAGGTAATGAACGCAATACATGGGGCTGCATTGGCACAACCAGATACAGTTTCACAACAACTAGCACAAATGGCAAAGGCAATGTCAGATCCAGAAAGTTCAGAATATTCAAATGCATTAGAACAGTATAACTCTTTACAAAAACAGTTTCCGGGAATGTCAATAGCAGAGGGGTTAACAGCACAGAAAAATGCACAAGAAGCATATCAATCACTCAGTAGTATGGAAAAAGCATATAGTATTATGTCAAGTCAAGCAGCACAATCAAGTGGTAGTTCTTATAATACATCTGGAGGTAGTAGTCATCGTGGATATTCAGGTGGTGCTGCCCCAAGCCAATCATTTAGTGGTGGTTATACATCAAAGAAGAGTCATGGATGGGGAGGAAGAATGGGTGGTTGGATTAATGAACCTATATTTGGTATTGGTCGTAGTGGCAGAAGTTATAGATTTGGTGAGACTGGAATAAAAGAACAGATAACACCAATGCACGCTGCAGGAGGTAATGGTGGTGATGGAATAAACATAATATTTAATATAGAAAAGATAGAGAAAGATGTTGATTTAGAAGAATTACAAAGAAGAATCGAAAGAGCAATTCTGGAAGTACACAGTAGAAGAGGTATAGTATGACACAAGGAATAATAGAAATAAGAGGAGTAAATCCAGATTATAATAGATATAGATATTATATTAAAAATATTATGAGTTTGGAATATGCTTTGGAAACAACAACAGATGCAATGCCGTTACCACAAGCTAATGATGAATTAAACGTACTAACAAAGACATCAGGGAACACAATGCGAATCACTATTGGATGGGTTTTGAGAGATGAAGATACATCAATGGTGGCTGGTAATAGCATAACAGATGATGCATTTAGTGGAAGCACAGCAGCAGCCATATCAGATTTAAAAGAAGCAGACGGCTCAACACAGAAATATCCAGACGGTTCTATATCAACAGCAGATGAACAGGCAAGATTTCTATTAGAAGACTTTCAAAACGCTGGGGTAGAGTTTCGGTACGCAATAGTTGTAGGAGATACCAATATCCAGAAAATGGGTACCATTGAAAGAGTAAACCTAAGAAAGACAGGTCAGACACCAGTAACATATCAGGCTTCAATAACATTCCTAGTCGGAGATGTAGTAGCAGTAACAGGTAGTTCAGAATGAGTCTTGTTAAACTGTTTTTAAATAACACCAAAACAACCATGCTAAACAGTCGTCTTACAAAACAGGGTGAGCGTGCAATAGACCAATTTAGGTTTGATTTACCATCACATAAAACAGTTGGAATAAACAATAGTGTAACATATTTACAAGATATAGTAAACACAAACAATCTTTCTGCGATATATAATTTTCAATCTATTGTTTCTGATGAAAGTGGTTATAGCAACAATGGAACAGCAACAAGTATAACATATGGAGATGACAAATGGAATGGTAAATGTGCAGTATTTAATGGTTCATCATCAAGAGTTACAGTAGCAGATTCAACAACATTAGATTTTACAGGTCAATTCGATATTTTTATTTGGGCAAAATGGACAGCAACCACAACTGGAATGTATTTATTATCAAAGAGGGTTGAGGGTGATGTTTTCCAAGATAATGTATATCAAGCCAGTGTTTTTTCTGCAGCAAATGATGGTGGTATTGGAATACAGGTTAACGCTGCCACTGCTGGTGATGTAAGAGTTAGTGTTGGTCCAACATCTGTAACTAGTTCAAGTGCTGGATTCAATGATGGTAATTGGCACTTGATTAGAGTGTCAAGAAACTCTGCAAATCTTGTAACATTATATGTAGACAATGTATCAAAAGGAACTGCGAGTGTATCTGGAACTGTGGCAACAAACGCCTCTCTTTATATAGGAAGTGATTTTTATGGTGGGTATTTTAATGGCAGTATAGCAAGAGTAAGACTCTATAAGGATGGAGTTTTACTGAAAGAAAACGCAACAAAAATTTACTCAAAAAGAAATCCAAGATCAACCATGTTGTTTGGTGGAAAAGTTACAAAAATTAACAATGAGTTGGGTAGAAAAGATGTAATAGCCCAGAGCTTTGGAAAGATTCTTGCAGAAACAGAAATAAGAGGTCAGGTTTTTACAGACAGAACACCAGAATACATAGTAGAAACCCTTGTAGAAGCAAATACAACAATGACATATGTTACAAACAGTGGTGCAAGTGGTATAACCTTATCACAATATACGGCAGATGGAAAGCTTATAGATATTCTAAAGGATTTTTCATCTTTAACAAACAGAATGTTTTATACGACAGGTACTAATGAATTTGTGTTTGATAATGTTAGTTTCAATGATACTGATATAATATTAACACATGGGTCAACAGCAAAAGTTACGGTTGATGGATATGATGATACTGAGATAGTTAATGATCTTACAATACTTGGTGAGAACCTGAAATATAGAACCACTGAGACATTTAATGGAGATAATAATGAAACTGTATTTACGTTAGAGAACAATCCAATAGAGACATTAGTTAAGATATCTTCGACAGAAAAAACTCCTGAAATTGACTATATTTTTGATACAATGACCAGAACCATTACATTCACTACAGCCCCAGCGAGTGGAACAAATAATGTAAGTGTAGAATATGTTTATGAAAAGCCACTCTATATTAGAGGTACAAAACAGTCAAGCATAGATGTGTATGGGGTTCATGCAAAGAGACTTAACTTGCCTTGGATAAACAATAGGCAAGACGGTGTTAGATTCGTGCAGGCATATTTAAACAAGTATAAAGATATTCAGCAAAAGGTCAAGGTTACTTTGGGAACGATAAACTGTATAGTAAAAGAAAACGACATTATTCATGTAAAGAGTGATGTAAAGGGAATAGATGGAGACTTTGTTATAAAATCTATACGATGGAATTATCCAGAATCAACCACAGAATTAGAAGTAGGAGAATACTTCTTTGACTACCTAGAATATGACAAGGAAATAGTAGCAAAAATACATGATATAGAGTCAGCCATGACAGTTGTAAAAGACATACGAGACTATGAGTCACCAGAAGAAAGTATAGCAATCTCAGATACATTGCAGATGAGGATTGATAAATTCTTCCTCACAGAAAGTTTAAGTATGACTGATGTAACTAATATATATGATAAGTTATATAACACATATAGCTCGGGAAGTGTTACAACAACATTCCAGCCAAACATATTCCAATCAAATGTATTCAGAACACAGGGATTTACAAATCCACCAACGTCAGCAACATATGGGTCCAGAGTTACAGGGAGTGTGTATGTAAGTGGCTAACCAAGTAATAGCATTTAATGGTCATTTAAGAATAAGGGCATGGGAAAAACAACCAGATGGTTCCGAAAAATTGATAAAAGATTCTCTGATCAAAAATCTAGTTGTAAATGTTGGTAAAGATACAATTATGAAAAGAATAGGAAATATGTCTGGTGGTGGATATGTAGCAAATATAGGAGTAGGAGATTCTACTACGGCGGCAGCAAGTGGACAGACTGATTTACAAGCATCATCAAATAAAACATATAAAACCATAGCAAGTGGTGATTATGTTTATACTAGACCAACATTATATGTGAGTGTTGATTTTGGATATTCAGAGGCTAATTATACATGGAATGAAATTGGTTTACGAGACAATAACAATGTTTTGGTTGCTAGACAGGTTGATTCATCTCCATTGGGTAAGACTTCTTCAAAGAGGGCTATCGTGGAATGGCAACTTAGTATATGACCAACATATTAATACCAAGATCAGACTCTCAATCTGCTAAAATAATAGAGCCATCTGATTTTGAAAAATATTTTAGTTCTGATATCATAAAAGATTACAGAAAAAGTGGATTTACGATAACAGCAGGGTCAGGACTCGCAGTAAACGTATCGACAGGGGTTGCAAGGGTAAAAGGTTTATATATAGAATCTGATGCTTCCCAATCTGTTTCAAGTTTAACTGCAAGTAACACAAATTATATCTATATAACTCTGGCTAGAGACTCAAACAGTGAGGCAGAATCATGGAGTCTTACAAAAAACACCACTGGTAGTACACCAACTGATTCATTTTATATAGGTCGTGCAGTTACAAATGGTAGTTCTGTTACAAGTGTAAACCAAACAGATGTGGTTGATGATCCACTTGTAATAAATACAGGGGAAAGTTCTATGGTAACACCAAAATCAGTTACTATTGGCGATTATACCACACCAACAGCAGTAACATCTTCAAGTGCTGCTTCTGGATTTGCATTGGCAAATATAAAGGATGGTAACACCAGCACTGTTTGGAAGACAGATTCAGAAAATAACCCATTTGTGTATGCTGATATGGGGGCAGCAGTAAATATGTGTGCTTTGGCATGGTATCATGATTCAGCCACAACAGAAGTCACTATTAAGGTTCAATCGTCTACAGATGCTTCTAATTGGACCGATGAGAGAACAATAACTGTTTCTAATCTGGTAGCAAGTGTTTATAATTATATTAGATTTAACACCGTAAACGCAAGATATTTGAGAATATATGGTACCGGGAGTTCAAAAATACTTGCTTCTGCTGAAATAAAGGTTCAAAAAAAGACCGATAATGAATTAATAATGTCACATGGTCATCTTAATATCAGTGCTACAGACACAGCCATAGAGCTAGACGGCACTGCATAAATATTTAAATAGTTAGTTATGGGTTAAATATTATGAATATATACGAAAGTAACACCCCACGATTTACACAGATCAACCCAGATCTTAATATATGCATTGTGAAAGAGGATAAAGAAGGTAGTAAAACTTGGATTTATGGTAAAAATATTGTAACAAATGATGGCGATTTATACTATGCACAGCAAGCTGTTGAAACAACACCAACAAGTGACTTTGGTGGGTCAAGTGGTAGAATGGAACTACGAACTGGCTCAGCAACACCAGCAAAAGGTCATGTTTATTCTGATGTAACCACACCAGTAACAGCATCAAGAAAAGCTATTGATAGTAATTATCCAAAAGTAAGTGACGATGACAGTGACAACACTGGAGCTGGAGCAGATATTGTGACTTGGAGAACAAGTTGGACAACTGGCGATTTTAATGCAACAGCAATCATTGGTGGATGTATACACGTAGGAGGAGCAAGCCCAGCAAGTGGAACAAAAATATTATCACATTTCAGTATAACATCATTTAACAAGACAGCTTCAGATACCCTGAAAATATTCGTAAATCATACTTTTAACGGAGTCTAATCTTATGGCTAAACGCCTAACAATGAAAGGTTTATTTAAAATCATGGAAAGACTTAATCACACACCTCAAGAAGGTTTAAATGATAAAGTTCGTTTCACAGAAAATGTGGTGGTAAAACTTGGCTAGAAAGGCAATTTACAAACACGCAACACAAGTAAACACCAGTAGTTATCCTGATGACGGTTCAAGCCCTGTGGGTACAAATGAATGGAATGAAGACCCAGATGCTCAAGGAATGTTTGGTAACACACCAGCAACAGCAACAATTACAATAGCAAGTGGAGTGGCAACAGTAACAGATTCAGTAACAGTTGTAACATCAGAATCAAGCACATCAGATACTTTAGATAAATTAGCAATAACAAATACAAATCAATATGATTTGATTTATCTTTTTGCTAATACAGGACATACTATAACACTAACTCATACTTCAAGTCCATCAGCAGATGGTCATGTATTCACAGTAAGTGGTGCGAATGAAACACTATCAGCAACAAAACCAACCATTCTTATCAGAAAAGGAAACTATTGGTATGGATATGGTGGAGGAACTGTATCAGATGGTTCTATCACAACAGCAAAACTTGCAGCAGATGCAGTAACAGGTGCAAAGATAGCAGATGACACAATAGACAGTGAACATTATGCAGCAACAAGTATTGATAATGAACATTTAG